TGCACTCCACCAGCACACCGAACAGATCCAGCACCAGAGGCATGATCGGAGCTTCGTTGGTGCGGCTCAGTTCCTCATGGATATCACCCGAGAACATGTCCCCGCCCAGAGCAAACACGATGCCTGGGTAGTTCGGGTTGACCATGTGCTTTGTCAGGAGATCGATGGCATTTTTCAGACAGGCTTCGGCGCGACGATGGGCTGTTTCCATGTCATAGGCGTTCACCCCGCCCACCTGCGCGGAGTCCACTACCTCTCCCCAGTGCCAATCGGACGCGAACAAGGTCGGGACGCCCGGAGAATTGGCCGCGCCCTTCCGATCCAAAATCCAAGCCGGGACCGGCGGTTTCGCATGGGCGATCTTCAGGATTTCATTCCTCACCATGGAATGGGAAACGGCCATTTTCTTGAGCTTGGCGCATTCGGCCTGGACGATTCGGAGCTGGGATTCCACTTCGGATAGCCGGTTGTTCGACTCCTGCCCCTGTTCGCGTTTCACGAACGGTGTTGGATCCTGGACGCCGGATTTCAACCGTTCCGCTCTGGCCGGATCAGTTTTCTTGATCCAGCGCCATTGCCCCAACGTCATGCCCTCGGGCCGGAGTCGATTGCTCATGGCTTCACCTCGGAAAGGTCCGCCAGCACTTCAACCTGTGGCAGATGGTGGAAGATGTTTTCCCGGTCCCCGAGGACCAGTAGCCGCTTGCCCAGAGCCAGGGCAATGCCGAATTCGACATGCCGCCCACCGCGTGGAGGCTGGTGATTGGGGTCTTCGGTCCAAAGGATGAGCGCGTCGGACTCAAGAATTTCTTCCCAGTCCTTTTCCGCAATGCCCTGGTTAACCTCGGTTGCCAGGGTGCGGATATCGATTCCCGGTGCGTAGATTTCCCGGTGCCAGGATGAGACAACCTCGATTCCTCGGGATTCCAAGTAGGCCGCAGCTTCGGCAATGTCGGGCTTCCTTCGGTAAGATGCCGCGAGGTAAACGCGCATCAGGCACCCCGCACGGCATCAAGCATGAAGGCATAACCGGCGATGTCCACCGGGTTATCGCGCTTCGGAGAATTGGTATCCCGCGCCACCTTGCCCAGGATCATGAGCACGGCCAGGTCTTCGCAGGTGACGCATGCTAGCCCTGGGCGGCCCGATGCACGGCAGAGATCCCGCCAACGTCCCAGGTTATCCTTGGGGCTCCCGTAGGCCGCTTGCCGGTCGCCGTTCACCAGGGACTCCGCTTCCATGAGGATGGACTGGGGGATGTCGAGTTCGATTTTCATGAGTAGGCCGCCTCAAGTTGCTTCAGTGTCAGGAAACTACCGTCACCACGAAGCATTTCCGCGTAATCAAGCTTTTTCGCCTTGTAGAGCGCCAATTTCTTCTTTCCAAGGATTTTCTGCTGTATCGCGTCGGGCTGATTGTCAAACCATTCCGGGTAAGTGAGCTTTCCGCTGACTTGACCGCCCATGCTGGCACGAGTTCCTTCGGGCATCTTGTCCAGTTCCTTAGCCAGGGTGCTGTTGCCGTGGGCTTCGCGGGCGAGTTGTTCCCAGGTTTTAGTTATCGGTCCCTCAAAACAACGGCATCCGAAATGAAATGCTGGTGAATTGTGAGGCTCACCCATGGCATAGACTGTCTGGTCTCTCTGGGCACAATAAGGGCAGGTGCGGGTATCGAGGGTCGCCCAAATCTGGGTTCCCGCCATAATGTCAGCGTTCGCCTCGTATGCCGCCATGTGCGCCGCGTTCGCCGTGGTGATGACGGAGGTTCGCACCAGCGCCTCTGCATTGCGGCGGGCCGTCCAGATCGGCGGGCGCAGGGGTGGTTCCACCTTGCGGAGATCCACCTTGCCGACCGTTCCGACGCCGCGAATCCCCTGACCCATGATCCGGTCCCGGAGTTGCGTGATCGTCTCGCCCCGCAACATGCCCTGGCGCATCTGGTCAGCAAACGCATTGGCCATTTCCTGGCCCTGGCGATCCCACCAGGCCGCAGACGGTGCGCCGTGAATCAGCGTGTCGCCCGCGATGGCTCGGAGTATTTCCCGCGTGAACTTCGGTGGGATCATGATACTTGCGCCCAGGGCCTCGTTCACCGCCGTGGCGATGCCCTTGCCGCTCACCTGAACGAAGCCCTGCATTTCCCCGTCCATGGTGGAGGAAATGTCGCCGTAGTTCGCCTTGATGGTGACCGTCGCCTCTTTCAACAAGGCTTGCAGCCGCGCCCGCTGCCAATCGGTGCGGGGCGTGTCCAAGCCGGCGCCCATCAATTGCTTGATGAGATCCTGGCCAAGCTGCCGGATCATCAGGTCAACCCGTGCAGCAAGGCCAGCCTCATACCGGTTGTTTTGCACCGCCAGTTTGATGATGTTGGAGCGGATTTGGTCTGGGACGGATGCCATCAATGCCACCTCACGCGGTTCTTGGCCGGAACCAGCGATCCGCAGTTCATGCACTCGATCACAGCTTCGGGCGCATCCTCATCCGCCACTTCGCGCACTTCCGCCCCGCATGTGGTGCAGGTTTCGCGGAATACGGAGATGTTCCGCAGCGGGTCCGGGTCGCGGTTGGGGATGGAGAGGTCCATGGATCAGGCCGCCTTGAGGGTCGCCATCGCCGCGTCAGCAGCAACCCAAGCAGAGTTCCAGCGGAGGGTGTTCCAGTGATCCGGGTGCATCAGCTCGGCCTTGGGGTGCTTCATGGCGGGCTGATACCCCATCTGGGCATAGACCTGATTGAAGATATAGCGGGCCTGGTTGTTCCATTTCCGCCAGGATCGCTTGGGTACATGGTGGGTGTTTTCGGTGGCCTCTGAAAAGGCCAGGTCTTCCGGCATTTCCACGATTTCGATTTTCTTAGGCATGTAGCCTCCATGCGGTATTGAGTCGGCCCCGCGTGGCCCTAGGCACCCTTGACGATGTGGAGATAACCCCCGCCACAGATGACGCGCCCCGTGCTGGTGGTCGCCTTGGCGCGATGCAGATAAGTTGTTCCGTCCACTCCACCCTTGACTGATTGCTTCACCTTGGGTTGCTCGGTGACATCACAGGTGTCCACCAGGAAATCCGAACTGGTGACGGCGGTTCCGTCTTCCTGCTCCACCAGCCATACCGCGCTGACGATGGTTTCATTGGGGGCCAGACGGTTGTTCCCTGAGAACGAGATGGTGAGGGTTCGCGTCTCATCCGGGTCCTTGGCAGATCGGAACGAGGGAATCAGGGTATTCATACGATTACCTCCGAATGGATGGACTGAAGAACGATTTCTGAGCCGAGGTCAAGAAGAACTAACTCAGAGTCAACGGCTGTAAGAGCAATGGTTGAATCGGTTCTCGGCAAGGTGATTTCCGAGTCAACAGCCGATAGAATCAGGACAAAGCTGGGGTCCTCGGACAGAGCGCTCAGGGATTCGGACTTGATCGCCGCTCCGGAACCGACCGCGCCGCCGAATCCCGTGGCGCTCCGTGACACCGAGCAGTCGGCCTGGCCGGAACCCATGGCACCGCCAGCGGCGACAGTCGATAGGGACTTTGTGACCCCAGCCGTGCCGCCGAAAACAGCGCCGCCGGAAGGGCTGGGTGTCAGGGCGAGAGTGGCGGTCCCCGAGCCACTTCCGACCGCCCCGCCCGCTCCGATAAACGAGTCGTTGCGGGCCGACGACTGGGAGACGATGGCCGCGCCCCCGCCTACTGCGCCACCTGTGCCGATGGCCGAAAGCCCCATGGCGGCGATGGCCAGCCCAGCCGCGAGCGCCCCACCGGCAACCTGGGCGATCAGGGATTTGGTATTGGCCGCGACTCCTGATCCCGATGCCCCGCCCAAGGGGATGGGTGCAAGCGCCTTGGCAACCATCGCGGTTCCGTCAGCCTGGGCTCCACCAGAACCCGTGAACGAATCGTGACGGGTGAAGGTGGCTGAAACCGTTGCGGTTCCGCTACCTTGGGCGCCTCCGGACGATGCCGGGGCCAGGGCGATATGGACATCTGCCGATCCGGACGCGCCGGCCCCGCCAATGCCCGTGAAGGAATCGGCCAGAGCCTGGAGCGCAAGGAGCAGCCCCACGGGTTATTCCCAGCCGTAGACCGGGGTCACACGGTGGACGATGGTTCCGGAGGTGCCGACCGTTCCAATGTGGCGGGTGCAGAGCTGGACGAATTCTCCAGGGTTAATGAAGATCGGCGCATCTCCGAGGTCCAAGAAGGCGTTCGCCTGGGCGACCGCGGTATTAACCGCCTGGTTAGCCGCGATCTGCTGAGTGAACGGCAGCAGGATGCGCCTGGGCGCCTTGGTCCCTGCCGCTTCGGCGGTTGCCAGGCTGACGGCGGTATGCCCGAAGGCCAGGAACCATTCCGCCGTGAACGGGCCACCGGCAATGGCGGTCTGGATGTAGGAATTGAGGTAGATCCCGCGAAGCACCAGCCGCCGGCCCGGGACGGTCGGAGTTCCTGCCGGCACCTGGTAGGACATGATGATGCCGTCCGTGTTGACCGCGAGGGTTGCGGTTTCCCAGAAGGTGCCGCCCAGACCGGACCCGAGCGCCGCCGTGGTGGTGGTCGGAACCGCCGCCGTAACATTGGTCTCATTGCCGGTAGTGATCGTGCCGACGCGGGCCGAGGTGCCCATGGTGCCACCCGATAGCCCCTGATACGACCCGAACAGGCGGTTGCCCTGCATGCTGGGCGTGGTTGCAGTCATGGCCCCGCCGCTGCGGACGCTGTAGCGGGCGAGCTGGAAGCTCAGAGCGGAGGAAGCCGCCCCGCCAACGATGGCATGGCGCACCGAGAACGGGACCGACGAAGAGGCGCAGGGCTGGCCGTTCCCGATGGGGGTATCGATGGCCCCATAGAGGAAGACGGAGCCGTTATCGTTGATCCAGAATTCGACCCGACGCGGGGTGATGTAGAGGATGAACTGATATTTTTTATTGATGGTGTAGGCCCAGGGGGCGCCACCAGCCGCAGCAAGGAAAACCGCCGTGGTGGTTTCCGTCCCGTTGTAGTTGACCACGCCCTGGAGACCCGCCGCCGTCAGCCGGAAATAGGCGCCATCCGCCGGAGCGTAGGGATTGGCTGCGCCCCGGATAAACCCGCCGAAGTCAATGACGGTATTGGTTGCGGGAGCAGCCGAGAAGGACCCTTCGATGTCGAAGGAAAGAGTGTGGGTCCCCAGGATCGGGAAATAGGCGTAGGACCCGAACGTCGAACCAGTGGTAGTGGTGAGGATGCCGCCGCTGTTGGTGGACATCGCACCCGTGGCCCAAGCATTGGTCATGGTGGTGTTGGCGTAAAAGTGCTTGCCGGTGTTCTGCGCCGTGTAACAGAAGTTTTCCTCATCCTGAAGCAGGTCGATGGCCGCCCGGGACCGGTAGTCTTCGTCAACCTCATTGGACTTGATGTCTGGCTCTCCGGTCACGGTGCCGTCATCGTTCTCGTTGAACACCCTGAGTCCGCCGCCATCCTTCGGGAGGATGACCAACTGATTCCCGGCAGCGTCCACCTCCGCGCCCAGTCCGCTTGCCGCACCCCTGACCTTGATGTCCATTGCCATGATTGCTCCTATGCCCAAGCCCACTGGAGGTTAAAGGTTCCCTGCATCTCTTCCGCGCACCTGGCCTGAATGGTGAATCCCGTCCCGGCAACCAGATCACTGGTTGAAATTCCGATCAGAGCCGCTGCATACGCGGCATCGCTAGCCGTGTGGTCACTGGTGGCGCTGGCCACGATCCAGGCGTCCGTGTTGCTGTCGGAGGAAATGGCCGACTGCCCGGTAACCGCCACGGATGCCTCATTGGAACCAGGGAAGGCCCCGAAATCGATGATTGCCGTTCCTTTGGCCGACATTTAGTCGTTGCTCACGGAGGCATAGGTGATTTTCGGGGTGACGGTGAGGCTGTCCCCGTTGCCGAAAGCCTGTCCGGCGCCCGCGTAGAGCCGTTCCGCCCAGTAGAGGGTTCCGCTGGTCGCCCCCACCAGGAAATAGCCGACGACGGCGGCGATGGTTCCAGTAAAACTGAACACCTGGGCGGTTCCGTAGGTCGAACTGGTGGGAGAGCCCGGAACGGCGGCATTCCATCCGGCCCGGGTCAGGGTCTTGGATGCATACCCGCCGCCGGTCACCTCGGTGAACGACCCGGCCACGCTGGAGTTCACCGCGTCGTAGTTGTTGCTGTAGAGCTTGAGGATCAGGGCTTCGGGGGTGGTCGCCTTGAGGCTGTTATCCTGCATCGCGGCTTCGCCGACGTTGGGGATGACGAGGGTCATGGTAGCTCCTAAGCGGCAGAGTCAGTGGGACTGGGGATGGTCGATCCAAACGCAACGGGCATCTGCTGTTCGACCTTCAGCAGCTCCACTTCCTGATC